ATGGGCTATAAAACACAGAGCCTACCCTCACACAATGTGGAGGATAACAAAAGCAAAATAATACGTATAAATTAATAAAATTAAAATTTGATTTTTGTTAGAAAAAAGGAATTTATTTTCAAAATCGCAAAAAGCGATAAATAACGATTTGTGAAATCGCAATTAAGGGGGAGTGGGAAAGGAGGGTTGAGTTAAAGTGTTAACTGAGTTGGCGACAGTTCTCGTCCAATTATCAGGAGGAGCTGATTGAGAGCCAACGCGAATAGTATTGAGTCTAATTCTAGGTACTGCATTAAGAACAGCAAAGCGAGATTCATCGCCAAAGGCCATATAAATATCGATGACAGGAAAAACTGGTCCAGTAGCACCAGTAAAAGATGGTCTACCGACAAGCATGGTGAGAGATCCAAGATCGGATAGATCATCAGAGATTCCACGCGAATCGGGGAACCAAGCACAATTATTCACGCGCGTAAAAGGTATCTCAATCTCCACGCTGCGTTGCGGGCCAGAGGCAACTCCAACATGATTTCGCATTCGAGTACACCAAGAAGGAACATCTGCAGTGATGCTCACAGGAGTATACCGAATTCCATCACTAGCGACATCCCAATAATAAGCATAATCAGCTATGTTAGAACTGCTAACTGCAACGCCAGCAGACGACGGAGGGTTATAATAAACTTGCATAGACACGGATTGATCAGCATCACGTAAAAATAATTTAAACCGAAGAGGTCCTCTAAATGCACAATACATCGAGGAAAAATATGCTATTAGATGTGGTTGGGTAACAAACCCAGATAGTAAGTTAAAAATTGGCACAGTTTCATAAACATTAGGAGTGCCATTGGCTTCATTTAAAGATGGAAAATTTTTAAGTCGAACAGAAAAGACGTGCTGAAACTTCTTTAAAGGTTCAGCTAAACTGGTAATTGGAGGTTCAGCACGGCTTCTCGCAATTTGTTCTTGTATAGGTGACACCACATTAGGAGTAGAACCAGGGTGCTCAGTGTCATTAGGCTGAACAAGAACACTAGATTCAGCTGAGAAGGAGGAGGCAAAAATAGGATAATCTATAACTCCTCCTTCAGCGTTGGCCACAATTGTACCATTACCTGAAGCTATGCTAGAAACTGTATAGTCATCGGCTCCAGCAATAAAAACATTGTAAGAAATTACATTGGCAACTGAGCCAACTGAAGATAGCCGATTGACTACAAAGATAGAAATGGTTCCGATAGACGATTCTTCATCGCATACATTAGTATTAGCAACATACTTGGAGTGAGTAGCTGCAACATATGGTACGGTGAATTCAAATTCATCAGATCCCTGATTAATTTCAAAAGCAGCTCCATACTGTGCAGTGAAATCAGCAGGAGCACTTGGTGTATTGGGGGGTTTATTATAGAAACCATAATTGACTGATACAAAAATTTTCGCCACATGCATACACGTAGCAACAACTTGAATTTTATATGTCAAGCCACCGCGCCATTGCTGGAATGGCATTGAAATGTACTGCAGAAGAGGAACTTCACCATTAGCACCTGGAAGAATGGAAGGAGTAGGACTTATAGGAAAAGTAGCAAGGGAAGTACCAGGAAGATCAGCAATATTTTGATTAAATGATCCAAAATAAGTATACTTCTTCTTAAGAACAGAAAAATCCATCTCTGAAATAGTGGTAGCGAAGTCAGTTGGTTCACTAAGAGACATGGAAGCAGGAAAAAGAGAAAACTTATCATTATATTCAATCGCAACAGACGAGTTCAAGTACCCTTGAGCTAAAATTTTAGAAGGAGGATTATTTTCAATCGAAGTTGGTTTATCTAAACCAAAGAAGCCAGCTATAGTGTCGATGGTATCAGCGATAATGTTCTTCGGAAGCATCTTTTGAACAATACGACCAAAACCCATGGACTCAGCCAAAAATGAAGATGACGGCCAATTGAAAGGAGGGTTAGGAACCTTAAACTCACTGTTTATCAAACGTGCGAAGACGGAAACAGTAACGTTATCCATAGCTGTAGTAGTACCAACCAGAGGATTAAAAACCGTTAAACTCAATGAACCCATGACTGGATTAAAAGGAGTATCAGCATCTGACAAACAATAATAATCGTTAGGATACATAAACGGAACTGTAATTTTACCAGACGTAGCAGCATTAGCTTGAAGAAAAACGTGCTGCATAGCAGTAAGGGATGAAAAGTTAAGCTGATTATAGCCAGATCCCTGAACACCAGGTGTATAAGCTAAAATTAGGGTACCTTGATGAAAAGGAGTTCCAGTAGACTGAACATAAAACTCCATGGCTCCTCTCCAATATAGAAAGCCTGAATATGCTTGGGAAGCTAGTTGAGAGGAACCAAAAATTGCATCGGGAACTAATCCGTCATAGATTGAAAATCCGGAAGGCATACCCGTGTACGACCAATTAGAAGTAGTAAGTAAGGTAGGACGGCCAGCCATTTCACCAGCTGTCCAAGAAGGCTCAGCAATAGTGTTACGCTCAAAAGTGTAATGAGCACCTTCCCTTTCAGAGGTAGCTGCAATAGGACGGGTTGTAACACTTATACCGAGAGAATCAACAGCATTGCCGATATCAAGTTTAACTGATTCGGCTACCCATTGATAGAAAGGTAAATTAGAATTGGAAATTTGATTTGGGGAAGATTTCCAGAAAAACCCAAGTTGATTTGTATTAAAAGTAACTAATTTATAAGAATAACATGCTAGTTAAGCAATGAAATAATGGTTTAGGTAATAGAAAAAACCTCTGTAGACTGCGCGATCATATCCTCATACAATCTTGTATAACGCTAAGCAGAGTAAAAATAAAACAAGCGACAGAGCAATCTATGTGATGAAGCAGAAAATTTATTGGTAATTTATGAGCATGAGTACAAATCAAAATAAGCACCCGACTCATACAGAGACTGAAGAGTTTGTTCGTCGTGAAAGACAGGAGGACGCATCTGACACGTACTGAGATGCAACTTAATATGTGCCATTAAATCACGATAGTGAGGGTGTAGATAGGCCTCTCGTTGGAAATTCAAGAGTTTGATGTACGTCAATTCTTCGTTGCGAAAATCATCCTTGACAAAATTCAACGTGCTCCTCATAGATCTCTCTTCTAACGGAGCAACCATTTTCCCGGTATTCCAGTGTAAGGCGAAAGATCTTTTAAGGAAGGAGCATTGCATGATAGAATGACCTGCATTCTTCCACTCACCCTTGTCAGCCGGAGTGAAGTCCATGCCAAGATCGACGAAAACTTTCTGCATCGTTTTAGCATTGAACCAATCACGAATACGAGAACTAGCTCCATTCAAAGAATCATCTCCGTAAGCTGCAAATGAGACATTTAAGTCATACTCGTGAAATTGAGGCATTCGATTGAATTTTTCGTGATATAGAACGCAATATATATACAGGTTCAACATTTTGTGAATGAGAGAATTGTAGTCAGCAGTCAAAAATCTGCCGGAAGGGAGTGAGTGAGTAGTCATGTAAGCAACATTTTTGCAGTGATACAAAGATGATACAAAGTCCTCCAAAATTTGCGAGGCAATACGCTTATTATTATCGGTAGAGTCGAGCTTATCGACTAGTATTTCGTGAAGTGTCCGCTGAAAAGTCGACAACATGTTCTTATCCCAATTAGCGACATCTCCGTCCCAAACGAAATCGCCATAGCGAGTAATATACTTCGCTAAGTCAGACCAATCAGCAGAAAACGGATTTATGCCAACCATAACTCCAGTGTCGAAAGGTTGAGAATGAAGATGATTAGTGAGATCGCCAAAGAGTTGGCGTTCCACTAAAAGATGAGAGAAAGGGACTGCGGAAAAAACTCGAGGTTTATCAACTTTTTCATTATTTCGAAGTTCAGGTTTGAGGCACGCTTTATTCGGATACGCATTCTTATAAGTATTTGATAGTATGCTGTTTTTCAACGTCGATATATCGCCGGTAAGCCTTGCGCATAGCGATAGAACTCCATCCTTTACGTGGACATAATCTTGTTTTAAACCAGGGTAACCGATACCAGCACTTGTGTCAAGACGTATCTTCCCAAGAGAGCCCTTTCCGTTGAGGGTCTCAAAATCTGTTAAAGGCGAGAAAGTCGGAATAACGCTTCGTAAGTAAGATGCGGCCCACAACAATGCAAACATATGGACAGGCATCGTCTCTTTGAAGGCAGCAGAAGCCATTTTTAGTGTCGTATTCGATCCGTGCAGAGTTAAGTTGGCAGGTGATCTTTCCACAGGATGTATCCCGTAGACGAGAGATGGAACAATCGTTGACTGCGAATTAACGCTGACGCTAACTTTGTCATTGAGTTCAACGACTGACGGTCCTAATGAGCTGTCTATTTTTCGATCGTGGAGTTGTTGAGAGGAATAAAATCCATGGTTGATGAATCCCAAAATTGCTTCTCTATTCGTCTTTGAGAAGTACTTGGCAGCACCTTTTCCGAGAGCAACATCGCCGGCTATATGATGGCCAAGAAGAAAACCATCTTCGTTAACAAGCCAAGAACCACACAGTCCATCGCCACGAACATCGTACACGAAATCACTTTTCGATATAAAATTTTTGTAGCCGTTTAGATGAGAATAGCCCATACGCAATCCTGATAGTGTGAGCTTGCCCGTAGGATAAATACCGCTCGCAGAGACTAAATAACCGTTTGTGTTAGTTGATTCCTTCACGATCGGAGCTTTGCGAAAGAAAACTTGAGTCTCAGGTTTCATGGTAAGAATGAGAAGATCATCACTCTTATCTAAGAATGACACAGTCACCTCTATTCCATCGTAAACGACTTGTTTATTGCTAGCATATACTTTGAGAAAGAAAGAATCACCAATTGCAATATTCGGTCTAATATGCGAAACGGTTACAATGACGCGACCAGAAACTACAGCGCACGCAGTGAAGGGGTGATCCTTGTCGTTAGAAGCTATAACGCATGATTTATCTCTCAAAGAGCGAAGAGTTGGGTTTCCTTCACACTGTGTGGAATCAGGAATGACAGAGTCTATTTCAGCCTGCCAGTTGGCCATTGAGGAGGGTTTTCGATTATCACTCCAATAACCTTTAACCGTGGCACCTTTTGGACCTGTAAGATTGAAACGCGGACCTGAAGTGGATATAGGAGCCCACGCAGGTTTTGTATTCGAGGAGCGAGAAAAATAGGAGACGCAGAAGACTAGAGCCAAGATACCGACACCTGCAGTCCAGCAACCAACTTTACAGTCTGTGTCAAAGAGAGAGAGAAGAGATTCGAAAACTCCAGGGCACAAGCCAGCAGTTTCAGCTTTTATGGAAGGAAATTTGAGAGTAGAAGAAGTGTTGGTCGTATAATTGCGAGCTCGTTTGTCAAGTTCAACTACTAAATAAGAATGGAGCCACGTAAGAATGTCACTTTCAGTTTTGCCAGATAGGTCGAGGGATTGAACAACTTGCCACGAGTGCCCGCGCGGAGTACCAGTGTAAACTTGAATAGACATTTTTCCAGTGTAAACTCCGCCGGAGAAAACAACTTGGTCAAAGTCTACATAGTGTATGCGACGATAGAGAGCACCTAAATCAGCAATAGGGCTTGTAGGAGTTATGTTAAGCTGCTTGCAAGTATTTGAAGTGGCCAAAATTAAACGAGAAACGAAACGCTTGGTATCTTTGCGGTCAGCTTGAGCGCAATCTAGAGTACATTGGCAACTAGACACGAAATTAATCATGTTTCCCCACTGGGATAATCCTTTTTGTCCAAGGTCGTCAATAGTCATGATATCCTCAAAGTCATAATTGTCGTAGTAATCGCGTTCCATCGGAGAGTGAACATAAACAGTGTTTTCACCTTCAAAGGCTTGAGAAAGACCGCCCATGATGACTGTTTTTCCGGTACCTGCTAAACCTCCCAGCACCATGAAGACCGGTTCTACGCGTGTTGAATTTTTCATGTAATGTATTTTCTTTTCGAGTTCAAGCCCTTGTCGATAAATATCAGCGAACCCATACGGAAGCACTGAGTGCGACAATAGTGACTCCGTCTTCCAAAGCGAAATTTCCTTCATAAGAGAGATAACGGAATCTTGATATTCCTTATCACATATGACCGAAGGTTTATTTTCGCGTTCCGAGATAAGTGAGAAAATCCGACGCTTATACAAGCAAACACGGGAGCCAGGTATCATATTGAATACAGATTGGAGTTTTGACACAACTGCGTCGGGAGCGCCAAGTTTGCGCGCAATGGCGATCGGTAGATCAACGATCCACGACATTACATGTTGGAATGCATCGGAATCATCCAAAATCTTCGTACGAGTGTAAAGAGGAGCAGCAGCAAGGAGCCCTTTTAAACGCTTAGGTAACATGGCGTCAAGAGCGGCGATAGCGCTAATAGCCTCAATTGCATTCAATCCTGATTCAGCGTGGAAGAAAGTCGAAATGCGCATTTTCCACTCGTAAGTCTGCGATTTTAGAGCACGATATGTGCGAGAAGCAATAGATGAAGGAGACTCTTGAGAAAATAAGTCCCAAATGCGCATCACCAGACTCGAGGTGACATCAACCCAGTTTATAATATCGATAGGAGTGAACCAAGAGATGTCCGAAAGATTGCGCGAGAGAGACATGAAGCGCAACAAATCTGTAGTAAACGATAATGCGCTGAAAGAAGGCAAAGAATTTCGAATGGAATCATAGGCGGAATTAAGCTTACACGCCAAAGATAAAATTTGTGCGGTAGAAAGATTCGCATTCTCGAGCATGGAAGTAAAATTTGAAAAAATAGATTCAGCCTGAAAATTAGGCGAAGATAGGCAAAATTGCGCTGAACCGGGTTTGGTATATCCGGAAAGCGACTTCATGCTAGAGGGTGTATGAGCTCTAGCGGGTTTCGAATAAGTCGTCATTTCATAGTTAAATTGGCCGCAATTAAACGTGCGGAGATACCTACTTTAAACAATAAGAAATCAATAGAATTCCCACTGTAGGTATGCATTTAAACATGAAGGAACCTATATATACTGAACAAATGAACGGAGACTAAACTTATCAAGCTTAAATATATTCCTAATGTGCGTAATTAAGCTGGATCCAGTACCAAACTGTTGAACGTCGAGAAGACAATAGCTAGTAAATAAAATAAGAGGTTTGATAGAATCTAACATAAGCGGACTGACATAGTAAAATCCTAAGTTAATTGATTCAAGTCTTATTTAAAGTACTTTGTAACTAATTGCGTTGACTACGAACAAAAATACCCCACCTAGAGATATTGATCGAGTATTTCAGAGAGCTCTACTCATAACTGTAATTACAGGGGCGGAATAATAGCCATCAAAAGAAAAATCTTGAATAATAATAAGTAAATAAAACAATAAAAAGTTGAGGATAAGAAAACAATAAAAATCTGGAACAAATTTAAATATCCTGAACAAATAGATAGTGTATAAAACACAATGATACAAAATAGAAGAAAGTGGGTTACTAGTTATTAAACTAGCAGAAATAGGAATCCAAAAACTTTTAAAGTTACGTCAGGAATATGATTAACCTGTAGAACCAAAAGGGGTAACAGGATAAAATTTACCCTAGAA